AGAACGTACTTACAATCGCTCGGTATGTTAACGGAAAAGGTAGAGGTCGAGAGTAAATCGAATGATAGCGACGTAGATTCAATTAAGGCAGAAATAGAGCGGATGCAGGCACGTAGGAAGAGCGATGACTAAAACGGGCATATTTTCTGACATTATATAGAAGCGGTAGGATATACGGATTTTAGTACGCCTTAGTAGCGGGTAAATTATCAGCCACATAGCCTTGACAGACAACCGCCCAAACACTTTCGGATTGCCAACGGTCCATCAACGCTGCATAAACGCAAGCCAAACTGTACTACTCGACGGAACTATAACAGCGATAACAAACGTTGATTCTACGCGGTTTGTACGTTATGTATAATATGCAACGTAATGTTAACGGAGATCGGACGAAAGAAACGTTGATTTGACGCGGTTTAAGACGATAAATGAATGTAACATTATCCGAAAGTGTTACATTCGATATGCGACCGTAAGAATAAATATAAGCGGATAACCGAGCGGAAATAAGAGGGGGCGGGGTGGGTAAAGTTGCCTAGCCGTCGCCATACGCCTTTTACAATTCCGCAACGGAAAATCACTTTGACTTTTCGGAAAGGGGATACGGAAATACTTGCAGACTAAACGCAAGCACGACGAAATAGAGGCGATGTATCGAGACGGAAGCACAACGAAGGAAATCGCTGATAGATTCGGCATAACATCGCGAGGTGTCCTCTACGTCTTACATAAACGGAATGTTCCGATAAAAGGAAAAAGACGAACAGGAGGGCGAAGAATCGACGATGATTTCTTTAAGACGTGGACAAACGAAATGGCTTACGTATTAGGATTCATATTTACTGACGGAAATGTACAAGGAAATATGCTTTCAATAGCGCAGAATGAGCGATATATCCTCGAAGAAATCAACCGCGTTATGGATTCGAATTTCGAAATACGACGAAGACCAAACGGCAAGAACGACATACACACGTTAGTAATAGCACGAAAAGAACTAATAACCGATCTAAAACGATTAGGAATCACGGAAGGTAAATCGCGGATAATGGAGTTTCCCGAAGTGCCGACACAATTCCTTCCGCATTTTATTCGAGGTGTAATCGACGGCGACGGTTGGGTGCAGGATAGAGGATACGTAATGAACGTTACCAACGCATCTAAATCTTTCTCGGAATCGCTTCATGACGTATTTAATTCGCGAGGACTAAACAGTAGAATCACCGAACAAAATAACGCCTACCGCGTTTGGGTAAGCGGTAAGCAAGATGTTATTAATTTAGCGGAATGGATTTACGAAGATGCGGGCGATTTATTTCTCAAAAGAAAGCGAGATAGATTTTTCGTAAATTCCGTTAAATAGGAGTCATAAACACAGATTATCATAAACTTCGTCAATTTGTTCGGATTCAATTCCGATGTATCTTAACGTTTCTTTTTGCGATGAATGATTTAATACTCGCATAAGCGTCGGTAAATCTACGCCGGATTTATACGCATGATACGCGGCAGTCTTACGCATTGAGTGCGTGCCGAAACGGATATTATCGAGACCAGCCCGTTTCGCTGCGTCATTAAGTATGCGCCATGCTTGAACGCGAGTTATCGGATTATTACCTTTACGGCTCGGAAATAGCCATTCGTTAGAATCGGCTTTTTTGTCTACGAGCTTATTAACGGCATTTTTCACGGATTTATTAATTTTTATACGTTTTAGCTTACCGGTTTTTTGTTCGCGAAGCTCGATATAATCGCCGAACACGTCGCCGACGCGCAAGTTTAATATGTCGCTTATTCTTAGCGTTGTGTTTATACCAATGATAAAGAGAAGTAAATCCCGTCCATGTAATGCATTTTTAATACGCTCAATATCTCGTTTAGATTTTAACGGCTGAACGGCTTTCGTCATACAATCACGCTCCTTATTTCGTTAGATTTATTATAAACGAAAATGAGACGAAATTCAAGCGATAATACAACGCTAAATAAGCCGTTTTAAGCGATTATATAGTCTACGAATGTATTTATACTTGAAGTTATTTAAAACGCCTAGAAACCGCCTTAAAACGCTTTTTAGGACTATGTACGTAAAGAAGGGAGGACGATAATATCGCATGGATTGACGGTAAATGGATAAATGACGACGAGCGAGCGGAACAACTTCGCATTTACGACGAATACTACCACGAAGTAATATTCCCGACATATGGCGATGATCCCGAGAATTGGCCTATCGAAGCAGTTGAGCGATGGCCTACGTATAGCAGGCTCGAGCGGGTTCATCGGTGTATGGGCGACCTTCTCGAATTCGTAATCGAATACTTTTCGGAAGCACGCAACGAAGGCAACCCCGGAAATTGGGATGGCTTCGACCTAACGAAAAAAGAAGATGCCGCGGAGTTTCACCGCGAAATAACCGATATGATGAACCGAGTTTCGAACGTTGATACTAACGCGAAGGTAGCCGTAGCTGCGCCGCGAGGACATGCGAAGTCAAGTTATCTATCGAAAGCATTTCCGTTGCATGAATTACTCTATCGACGCCGCCGTTATATGCTTTTAATCTCGGAAACTCCGAAGGTAGCAAAAGCCAACCTCGATTGGATTCGCGATCAGATTAAATACAACAAGAAGCTACGCGAAGATTTTGGCGAACTTCTTTCGGAGAAAGATAAAGCGAATATTCAAGATAACAACGAAGGATTCATCGCTTGGGAAAAGGACGGCGAATCGCGACGCCAAGTCGCCCTGCTCGAATCCGCTTCCGTAGGCGGAGCGATTAGAGGACGAAACTGGAACGGTATGCGTCCGGATTTAATCGTACTTGACGACCTCGAAGATGCGCGGCCTGGTGGTAATGCTTCGACACCGGAACAGCGAAGCGCCTTGCGCGATTGGTTCACGCAGTCAGTAATACCGTTAGGCGATCCGAAGGGCAAGCGGACGGCGTTCGTTTATATGGGGACGACGGTACACCATGAATCGTTATTAATGTACGTCCTCCACGATAGGGCGGACTTTGAATCGAAGATATATCGAGCGATTATCGACGAGCCGGAGCGCATGGACTTATGGGAAGAATGTCGTCAAATCTACATCGACCGTGAGAATAAAGAACGGTATAACGATGCAAAAGAATTTTATGAGCGAAATAAATACGAAATGGATAAAGGCGCGCGGGTACTTTGGGAGGAAGGAAAGTCGTTATGGGATTTAATGACGTGGAAGTGGGATAACGGCTCGAAGGCGTTTAATACGGAGTACATGAATAATCCGATAGACGAAGATTCGATGATATTTAATCCTGCGGAATTTACGTATTGGGATGACACACATCCGACGAAAGAGTTCCCGCATAATGAATATGCGATTTCGATAGGCGTCGATATGGCTCTCGGAAAAGAACGCGGCGACTACTCTGCGATTTCCGTCGTAGCGAAGCACAAAGAAAACGGAATAATTTACGTAGTCGATTCTTATGGCGACCGAATAAAAGTCGATGAGTTTATCGAAGTGGTCGTCGATAAGGTTCTCGAATGGCAGCCGGACGTAGTAGCGGTAGAGAGTGTTGCCGCACAGGAATTTTTCGCCGACGTATTAAAAGCCGAACTTGCTAACGCGGGCTATCCTGCTTATACGCGGTTGAAAAAGATATACTCGCGAAGCCGTAAGGAACTGCGAATCGAGGCTATGTTACCAATGATAGAAAACGAAACACTACAATTTTCGCGGAAACATTCGTTATTGCTCGAACAGTTCGAACGCTATGGACAAGGATCGGCGGATGATTTACCCGACTCCTTAGAAATGGCGGTAAGTGCTACGAACGAAGGTGAAACGATAGTGAGAACAATCAAGCGCATGAACCGATGGCGTTAATGAAAGGAGGACGAATATTTGTCGAGATTACGCTATATACAGGCGGATTATAATATCATGCCGGTGGAAAAAATGGACGAATTATTATTTAACGCATTTGAACAATCACTCGGCGAAGAAACGCGTGAACGAATACTACGACAGCTCGAAAATTACGATTATTACGAGGGTAAACAACATCGCGACGAATACGGACGATTAGTCAAAGCGGAAGAATTGCCACGTCCACCAGGCTTAGATTATGACCCAACACGCTACGCTACGAACTATTTCAAAGCGATAGTAGACCGTAAAGCGCGCTGGCAAATGGGCGGAAAGCATGGAATATCCGTGCCGCGTCGGCAAATCGATCCTATCGAGGAAGTGCTGCGCGAAGATTATGTGCCGTCCAAGGAGCAGCGAAAAGAGAACGAGCGAGCGGAAAAGTTCGAACGACTGCTTTATCAGTTATGGGACGAAAATAAAATGCGGGCGAAACTTATACAGGCGGCGCGCGACCGATTAATCGCCGATAGAGTCGTGTGTAAAATCGTTTATAACGACCGCACAGGCAAGCTTCGCTGGATATTCCGTCCGGATAACGAATATATACCGATTTATTCTGACGATGATTTCGAGGATTTAATCGCTTGTCATTTCGTTAAAGGTCGTAAATGGGAAATTGCCGGCGAGGAAATAGACGCAATACAAATTCAGAGGTTTACGCTAGAAAACGGAATGGCGTACGTCGAAGAAGCGATATATAAAGAGCAGGATTTGACGTTATTAAAGACGGTTCAAAAGAAATCTCCGTTAGGCATCGATTTTATACCGGTACAAGAATTTCCGGTAAATGAATTATTATCAGAATCGCTCGGACAGTCCGAAATATCGGCATTACGCGAACAAAACGATATATTAAATCAAATGAACGAGGACGCGATTGACTCTCTAAAATTCGAAATGTTCGAGATGATGGCGATAACTAACGCAGTTCCTGGAGCTGCTGACGGCGTTTATAGAGCGCCTGGCGCGCTAATCGAAATACAATCGCAAGGTGATTCAAAATCCGCTGACGTTAAAATGGTTAGTGGAAATTTTGCGTGGAAAGAAGCGTTTAAAGATCAATATAACCGCGTTAAATCGGCTATGCACGAAGTAAGTGGATTACCGATGATTGTGCCGCAGGAATTGAATTTCGGAGGCTTAAACGGCGAGGCTTTACAAGTATTATTCCACGACATTATCACCGACACGGAAGAACATTGGCTTTCATGGGGCTATAATCTTGCAGAATTGCACGAAAAATCAATCCGTTATTTACAGGCAAGAGTACATCGTTCAAACTTCGGCTACGATAAACAAACCGTAATTGAGATTGGCGATAATTATGCGAATGAAATGCGTTTTGTATTACCATTACCAGATAATCGCAAAGAATTAGTCGAGCTACTCGATTTAGAGGTCGCAGCAGGCTTCGAATCAACGAAAGGCGCTATGGAGCGACTCGGCGTCGAAAACGTACAGGCAAAACAACAGGAAATCGAAAGCGAGCGAAGCCGTAAACGTAGCTCAAGCGCGGTAAGTTACGGCAGCGAAGACGTAATCGAGGAAGGAGGTGAAGAATTAGAAAATGGCGAATAAACCACATTATAGCAAAGAGCCTTATTTCGTCGCTGGAGGAGGCGCAGGAGAGCCGGGCAAATCGGCGTATGAAATCGCAGTCGATAACGGATTTGAAGGCGACGAGCAAGCATGGCTTGAATCGCTAAAAGGCGAGAAAGGCGACACAGGGCCTCAGGGGCCTAAAGGTGATAAGGGAGACCCCGGTGAACAAGGCCCTAAAGGTGATAAAGGCGACAAGGGCGATAAAGGAGATCCGGGAGCAGACGGCAAAGACGGCGAGCAAGGGCCTCCCGGAACAGACGGACAAGACGGTAGGGGAATCACCAATATCACGTATGACAGTGAGACAAGCGAATTTGTTTTCACCATGTCCGATAGTACGGAAATTAGAGTTGAGGTTCCTACTGCAGGGTAATTTAATCTCGACCGAAATTGTCGTTAAACTATCCGAACGAAATCGAAATTATTTCGCCGTCGGGCGTAAAAACGAGGAGGTATTTATTTATGAATAAGCAAGATTTATTAAAACTAAACTTACAATTTTTTGCGGAAGATAATAACGATAATCAAACGACTGTCGGCGAGAAAAATCCGTCTGACGAGACGTTAAATACGGAAGAACAAGAAAAAGATGTCGTCGACAAGCGAATTCCTTACGAACGTTTCAAAGCGAAAGTAGACGAGGCTAACGAACTAAAGGCGCGCCTA